ATAACAAGCAGTATGCACTAAGTGAGTTTACTGATCCAACATCATTTAAATCTTACAGTGAACTTAATCTTAAGTTAACACGTGTGTTAGGTGAGGAAGTAAAGATGGCAGCAGTCGAAGATGATGCTCCATTTAATGATGCACCTGCAATGTCTGATCCTGTTGCAACTGCAGCAGATCCAATCGCAAGAGCGGATTCGGACAATGATGACACTATGAGTTATTTTGCTAAACTAGCAGCTGAAGCATAATGTTACAAGATACTATTGTTTGTCAAAATACTTCATCTAATGTTTATACAAGCGTTGCCACTGGACAATCGTTTTGCTTATATCCTGAACTAAAGGGTAAAGGTAAAGGTAAAACAAGAATCTCGTGGAGAGTTTATGATTATCCTAATCACGCAAATGAGTTTAATACTCATGCAGCATTTTGGACAAATAGACAGCATGCTTATGAATTTGCTAAGATAGTAGTTTCATTAATGACTAAGGAACAATCTGGTCAATATTTACCTATAAGAAATATTTGTAAAGAACTAAAAAAAGATCTTAAGAATAAATATAAGATTATTCCAAGTTAATTAATAAGGGGACGAAAGTCCCCTTTTTTACATTGTGGCTTCTAATCGTGTAGCCTTAATATAGTCACCATAACCTTCATCTTTATATTGATGAATCGTATTCAGGTAAGTAATACGATTACCAGTTCCGCTTCCACCATAATGACCTCTAGCATTTTGTTCTCTAGTAAAGTCATACATCATTTTTAAGAATCCTTCTTGATTTTCTGTTCGCCAGTTTTCGCCAAGCGCGGAGGTCATATCCTGTCTTTCACCTTTAGTCCATTTCTTACCAGTAAACGGATTAGTCACGTGATGCTTAATAGGATCAGGACCAGCCGCAGCAGTCATTGCCTCTGCATCAATTCCAAGAGCTTCTCGAAGATTCCATGAACCACCGCCTAACCATTCAGGTAATTCTATACCTATATCTGGCACAAAGCCTTTTATCATATCTAAAAATCTAGCAGGTATACCTACAACCCAATCCCATGCATCACCAGCCATACCTAAAGGATCACTAAATAATTCTCCAATGAAATCTGATATAGCAGAAAGCGCATGGAAAGGGAATGCAATAATTTTATGTACTAAGTCCGCAAAACTAAATTGTTGTATTGCTCTAAGAGCATCACCACCAATACCTTGCCCAGGTAAAATGTTACCATCTTTGTCTGTTTCAAGACCAAACATTTTTCTAATACCCCATACTACTAATCCCTTAATAGCATCTGCTAAACCACCAACAAGATAACCGATAGCACCACCACCGGCTTCACCTAGTATCGTATACCATTTAGCATCTTCTTTACCTGCTTCAGCTTTACCTGCTTTGAATCCTTCAAATATTGAGAATATAGCAGCGATTGGCCAGAGCAATCTACCTATAAATTTCACAGCACCCAGCTGGGAAAATGTTTTAAGAGTAGCTGCAATACTTTTATATATTGGTTTTGCTGTGAATTTGGCTATACCACCACTAACCTTAACTAGCGGACTTAATATTTTTCCAATTCTTCGTGTTACTAAACCAATAAAACCAACACTTGTCCATGCCGCTCTAACAGGCATTGATGCACGAGGTCCGCCAGTATATTTCTTCACAACCTTTTTACCATCTTCACCTAATCCCATAGAATTATATGCTTTCAGTCTTAAGTCAGCTAATCTAGTTCTTACACTTTCGCTAAGTCCAGCCCATGAAAATGTTTTCCACTGGCCATCAACTTTCTTATACATTGGCTTACCGTGTTTGTCATAACCAAACCATGCGTATATAGAAGTTTTAAGTTTTACATATGCAGCAGCAATCTTTCCACCTTTTAACCATGCTCCAATAGTAGTTACTGCCCAAGCTTTTACAGAAGCTAATGCAGTAAGTGCTTTTGTATGCCATAAATGCATACCATTATATGCTAAAACAATTGATGCAGTTAATGCTGTGATTAATGGCACCATGCCATACTTAAACCAGTTTTGTTTAATAATTGACCACTCTTCTCTTTTCTTTTGTCGTGCTAATTCTCTAGGAGATAAAAACCCAGCAATCATTTTTCTAAATTTCTTACTGAAATCAAAAAACTCACCGCCGTGCTCTCTACGGTATTCCTCATCACTCTGGTCTTGCGCTTGATCTCTTGATTTTTTATATTTAAATTCATTGAGATCCCTGTTGGTATTCTCAACATTGATTCGGTACATCATCTTATTTGATTTCTCAACCAAACGTCTTGTCATAAATGTAGAGTGTTTAATTACACTTTGGACTTTCTTTTTGGCATTCTCAGCTGGTTTCTTTTTTGCTTCCCAAGTAGTTTTACCAGCAATATTAGCTTTGAATCTTCGTTTAAAGTCTACTCCGTCATTTAATACATCTGCACCAGTAACATTATTAGAGTTTGGATCTAATATAGCTTGATCTTGTTTTTCTTGACGTTTGGCTTCTTCAGCTTCTTTCAGTCTATCGCGCGTACTTAGTTGATTCTGCTTTCGCAGAAGTTGTACTACTTCACCTAATAAACTTTCTTGTGTTTTCTTTGCCATAAGTTTTTATCCCATTTTTGCTTGTCGTTCCTTATTTTTTCTATTTTCTTCTTCAATATGTTCCTTCATGAGAACTAAATATAATTCCCTTTCCCATGGTAACATATTTTCTAAATCAGTCAAACTAAAATTATGATGGACCATTAAAGCAAAATTAGTTTTTAACTGATTTGCTACGTTATCATGTGAAAGGGCTATGAAAAAAAATCTGTCAATCCTTTCAGCTGTCTAACATTTTGATGTCCACATGCACTACACTTATAATCAAGATCATAAGTTAATACTGGCGAGTCTGTCATAAAGTTTATGACCTTAGCAAACTGATCATTATTTAAACTTTCAACAAACCTCACTACTTCTTTAAACGGTGCATCTTTAGTTGCATATGTTTCTTCACCACTATAAATTGTCTCAATTGTTTTTGCTACCATATTAATAGCAGCTTCAGTCTCAGTAGCTCTTTGAGCCTGAGTTAAACTATCTGAATAACCAAGATATTTTAAATCAACACTAATCTCATCATTTATTTTTAGATGCATATCTGCAGCAGTATCTAAATTAGCTACATAAACACTATCTAAATCAACTTTAATTTTTTGGTTTGCTTCACACTCATCATTCAAACATGGCAATTGAACTTCAATACCTTCACCTACAGATTTACTACGTAAAGTAGTAAACATATATTCGATATCAAACATTGTGAATGACTTTATATCAATAGCTGTTTCTACACAAGCCTTGATAATATCAGCCACAGCTCTTTCAATTGCTGTTTCGTTTTCAGATTCTAATGCAATTAATAAAATCTTCTCTTCTTTGACCACATATGGTCTGTATGTAATACTTTGCCCTGTTGAGGGTACAATCATATCATACTTTGGGGTTGCTATAATTGGCAACATATCATTATATCTCCATTGTTATAATTAAATTATACGTTTAAATTGGTCTAACGTATTCGCTCCTATCTGTAACATCTTATTTGCTACATCTTCAAATCCATCTATCAATCCTATACTTTTAAAATTGTCATATTCAAATGTAACACTTAATTCCATCATTCCATCTGATCCTTCAGATAAATCAACTTGACTTACTGTAATCGGATATGCTTTCTCAAGTTTAACTGTATATCCTGGAATAACATCATTTGATGAAGACAATTGTTGTATGATTATATCAGTACAATAGTCTTCTTTATAAAATGCTTTATAGTGTCTACCTGATGTATCAATAATCATTTCTTGCCACATATCAAAATACTTTTTAATATAGTAATCATTCGTTAATAAGAATGACATAGTAACTTCATCTGTTGCAGCGGAATAAGGTTTTTTAGACATGTGATGGTTATGCATAGCTTCAGTTGTGAGTATACGTTTGCCTGGCATCATTGCTGTTTGACATAATAAAAACATATCACGTGGATCTTGTATAAAGTCTGCTATATTTACTCCATCGCCTGAGATCAAATTGCTCAAGAGAGTTGCAGGGTTATATCCTAATAAACTGTTTATAGACTTTGATGGATGAGATATATAAACAGCATATCTATTTCCACGTGCTAAACCACCTCTACGATTAATTGTAGACTTCATTGTATCGATACTTACCGGTAATGCCATTAGTATTTTCTCCTTGATTGACCCCAAACATATCTTTGGCTCTTCTTCCTGAACGCAGCTGTCTGTAAAAATATTGCTATGTTCCATTCTGATGAATTAACCTTCATAACATTTGATGTTACATTAGGTGTCAAATAATGTTTGTAGCATGGTGCAAAATATTTATAGTTTGCAGTAGCCTTTAACAATTTATATGTAAGTTTAAATTTAGTTGAATCATCAAACTTCTGATTATTCGTTACATCATTTAATTTATCTAAGAAGATAGCACGAACTTTAGGCGGTAGATAATGCAAGTTTAATGCATGAAATCCACCTGGCGCTTTACCTACAATAATAGCTAATGGAAATGTATCATAGTAAGGCAAAGTTTTTTTAAGTTTTGGATCATAGGTATACATCACCATATCACCAGCCCTAATCTTTGTCTTTTTTAGCCTATCATCTTTTAAAACATTAGGTCCTAACTTACCAAGCTTCTTTACGTTCTTAGCAAACCATGCTTCAGCTTCTTTACTACGAGCCTGTAATCCTTTACGGAATGCTTCTGATTCTAACTTGTCGAATAAACTAGCCATTAAATCCCTTTATCTTCTTTAATCATAACTATATTTATACTCTTTTCTTAAGTGATTTCCATATTCTTTTGCCAGTCTTTGTTTTGCTTGCTTTGAATCTCATTGTCATAGTTTTGATACCCATAGCTTCAAGTTCTTTCTCAGTCCAT